CCTTTCTTAAATCATTACCAGGTTTTAATTTTATATTATTACCATCATTTTCAAAATCTTCACTTATACCTGATTTTATGTACTCTCCATTCATATTAAAAATATGAAATCTTATATAATCTTCAATGTGATTTCCAAAGGTAGGAAAGTGTGGCCCACTTTCACCAATAATTGAAGGATTATCTTTTTTTAAGAGTTTATAATCTTTTTCGTTTAATGATGTTATATCACGAGACATACTACACTAACTCCTTTATTTCCGTATCCAAAACTTTATCTTTTATTTCTCCACTATGATATTGTGCAGATTTTTTATCGATTGTAATAACTTGGTCTGGTCTTTCAAAATTCATACCTGTATCTGGATCTTCAAATGCAAGAAAAGTACCAGCTTCGTTTCGTAAAGGTTGGATTTGTTCTAAAGGTATCTTTCCGAGTTTATTATCAAATACTTCTACCGAACCTTGTAAATCTACAGCCTGTTGTAATTGATTTTGATAATCAGCTCTGTCTTGTTCATGTAGTCTTTGCCAAAACTCGTTTTTCTGTAATTCCTCTTTGGTATATGGCATTTTTTATCTCACTACTTTAAATGAATGTTTCTCATCGAAAAATTGTATGGTTTCATCAACCGTTCCACTTCCACTAACAACCTTATATTCTATTCTATAAAATCTTTCCGCTTGTAATCCATTCATCCAAAAGTTAAAATAATTACCTGTGGTATCACAACTTACTATTGAACCACTACCAAATGGAATAACTATATCCTCTGTGTATGCGTCTTTTATTTGATAGTAAGTACTTCCACTTGGTAAATATTTGGCAGTA